GCTTCAGCAGCAGGGAATGTAATTGTAAATGTTCCAGCAGATGAAGATTTAACTCCACCAAAATCTAAAACACAAACAGCAGCATTCGTAGTTAATCCTGATACTGTAGAACTATTATAAATTACAGCAGCTTGTGCAGAAATTGTTGCACTCGTAAATGATAAGTCAGGTTGAAAATCACAAACAGCCGTATCGCCAGATAATACTGGTGTTACAGATGTTAATGCTCCGCCTCCTTCAGCATAAGTGCCTGAAGCTCCTACTTCATCAGTTTGTTGAAATACTGTTGTTGATTTACTTAATGTTGCTTCTGAATCGTAAAGCGCTAATTTAAAAGTGTTCCCTGTCGTTGCCGTAAAATTGTGCAAGCCTTTCAGAATCTCCACTTTAAAACTGTTACAAACAGCTTGATTTATTGCCATAATAATCTCCTATGGGTTCTTTGACTCGAGAGGGATACGAATAACGCCATCTCGAAATTCGTCTCTGCGGTCACGCCCCATCTCATACGTTGCGAGAGCCTGCACAGACTCATTAAACATTTTATCATAGTATTGTATCATATCTGCTGGACCTTTCAAGTATCCAAGTGCTTGTAAAATACAACCATATAAAAGCACGTTTGGAGTCGTTTTGACTTAACCAAGTAGATGTTTGTGTACTTGATAAACCATCAGGCTTGTACGTGTATGCGAGCTCCGTACTTAGAGCAACGTTGGGAGTTGGCGCTATATAGTGTGTGTCCTGATCCCACATAGCGTAATATTTAGGAGTAGCATTAGCTGTCCTATCAGGCCAATATTCATTCATAAACGAAATATCTTTTTGTATCAAGAAAGTTCTTTCAGGCTCACTTGCACTAGCATCATAAATTTGCAAAAATCTCGTTGCTTGCCAGTCACTTGGACAAAGGCATAAAAGGATTTCCTACAGTTAATGTTGCATAATCATATCTACGGTAATAATTAAGATCTACCGTTCTCATTATTTGATCTTCTATAGATTCTATAAAAGGTTTAATAATAGCATCTGATAGAACATTTGAATCTGTTTCAGTGTAATTTCTTACATTATCATTTAAATCTGAATAATCGGTCATGATGTACTTACTGTAACATTTCCTGCTCTGGATAACAACCCTGTGCTTTTTTGAGGTTGTTGAACACTAAGAGGCATCATGCTTCTTTGAGTATCTGCATAAGCCACACCATTTGCATAATAATTAGTTACTGGTTCTAAAAGAGTTTGAAAAGAATTAACTGCTGTGCCATCTCCTACCCCATCATACACATCTAAATTAGGAGATAAAACTACATCTCCTGTAGGAGTTCTAACAGTATTATTACCTACATAAACTCTTGAATTAGCAATTTGAGGTTTTGCATGTTGTAATGCTGTAAAATCTCTTGGATGATTTCTAGGATCTAATTGAGGCTGTTTTGGTTCAAATTCTGAAGTATGAACCCATGAACCATTCCATTCCTGTACCATTTCATTGTAAGGAAATGCCATTCCCGATCTATCTGATATCCTAAGAGCAAATTTTCCTGATGAATATTTAGCCATTTATTTTCCTATTCAAAATATAAAGTTTGTCTTGGAACCATACTATAACTAGCTTTTTCTACATCTGCTGATGCAGCTCTACTAAATTCTTCATCATACACAGCTTTTAAAATTTGAATTCTGTCGGGCGCATACTTCATAGAAACATAATATGATAATCCTGCTACCAAACATGGTAAAAATCTGAAAGGTATCATCGCATTTTTAGTATAAGCATTTATATCTGTCATACGTAAAGATGCATAATATTTAAAAGTATAAGTAGCATCAGCTGCTGGAAAAAGATAAACTTTAGGAAGTATAGTTCTTTCAAAATAATATTGAGCTGGTCTTCCTTGAGTAGTTTTTACTGTGTAATCCCAATAAGTAGATCTTCCTATTTTTGTCATAGAATAATCACCACTACTGTTTGACATAACAGCGCTATCAATATCTATAATCTGAGCACTATCATTCGCATCGCTAGTAGCATTACCTGCTGAATCAACAGAATATAAGGTAGTTCCTGAAATCATTTGAGTACCCGCTGTAACTGTGGCTTCTCTTTGTTGAATTGTCCACAAGTTTAAGCCTCGGTTTGCCCACTCAGCAATCATTAAATTAACAGAACGACGTGCAGTTTTTAATTCATAACCTGTACGATCTTGTAAACCACACCGTTCAAAAGCTTCTTCGATTAAAGAATCTAAATCTAATATAAATCCAGCAGTTGAAGAATAACTAGGTGTTCCTGTATTAATAGGCATCTAATTACTTCGCTTTTCCCATACCTCTTTTTGCAATACCACCGCCACGTTTATTAATTACGCCTTTACCAGTGCCTTTACCAAACTTACCGTATGATTCATCACGACTTGCTTTTAATTGAGCAGGTGTACGTTTTTTCTTAATTCTCATTGCGATAGATTCATCTTTTCTATCTGTGTAGCCTTGACCACCTTTTTTTAACATTTTAACTTTTCCGCCACCACGCATTTTAGCAGTTTTTTTAACTTTTCCTCCACCTCGCATTTTAGCAGTTTTCTTTTTACCCATCATGATAGACCTCCATTGATCTGTTTGTATTTATTAGCACGAGATACCACAACGTCTTGATAGTATTCGTCAGGCCACATCTTATAATAACCTTGTTTGTGCAATTTATCAGAAGCTTCCTGTAATTGCGAGAACTTTTGTACTAGCATCATAGAATATTTATAATCAGGTCCAGGAACATTAGTATCATTATTTGGCGAAACAAGGAACTTTTGCTCTTCTTCAGTAGCTGGATTAGAGGGATGAAAACTCATAAAAAACAAGTTTTTTTTATTATGCTGTTCATTATATTCTTCAGTAGCAATATGTAGTTCATCAGGAGAATAACTAAAATAAGGATCACAAAATATAAGAATTTCTGAAACAGAAAAATCTAAATTTTTTAAACAGTTATTTAATTCTTTTTTATAAGGAGTGTATTTAGACTTTACGGTTACCCATACTTTTTTATCTAACCATGCTTTTTTAGCAAAAGGACAGGCAGGAACTCCGCCTAAATGAAGATTAGGAACTTCTAAAAAATGTTTAGACCAAAGCCTAACATCATCTATTATCTGTTGCCTTGTCGGTTGTAACTTTTCCATGATTTTAACTTATGTTTATTCTTAGGTTTAGATCTTGAAGAATGACCGATTGAAGTTCTTTTTTTAACAGGGGTAAAGTAATCGTTTCTCGTAGTAATTTTAGCCATATTTTATAAATAAGTAATAGCGCCCATTAACCACATAGTTCCAAAAAATATATAGGAAATTGTTACAGGCTCCATTAATCCCACTTAGCTTTAGCACGAAGAGACCATCTTTCAAATGCTGCCGCATCTATATCTTTTTTAACTAATGTAGCACCATCTGGAACTTCATTATATAGTGCTATTACTTCACCATCTTTTATTTCTACAATACCTGGACTACAGAAAGCATCCTTGTCATATCCTGTATTCTTTTTCTTTAACATTCTTACTTCTTTCATACATGAAGATAATGATTGCATAGGAATATATTGTGTCATTTGAGTTGCTTGGTCATTCATATTACCAAAAACAAACATTAAAATTACGCTAATGACTTCCATTGGACTCTCTCAATTTATCTTTTAGCTTTTCTACGTCATTAAGTAAACGTTCTATATCTTGCTGTGCTCTTTTTATATTTACGGAATTGCTCATCATAGATTCCATTTCTTCTTGCATAGACTCGACCTGACTGCTCATAAATTCCAACAAAAGGTCCTGCTGAGCGTCGGCAGGGAGCGACCCCAAATCTCCGCGTGGCCATTTTATGCGGAATTCCGTGTTTTTTGTGAGATCTGCTTCAGATAGTGTAACACGAGTTTCCAAGCGATTTAAGCGCTCCTGGATCCCAAAAAAGGCCCAGACGCCAATGCAAACGGCAGCTACGATCGAGATTAAATTCCTCGCAGGCATGCTGATGCTGGTTGAATCCGATAATTTCATTAA